AAGACACCAAGAATCGTCAGAATTCTATTGATGATATTGACCCGTTTGTCCGTCAAGAGTTCCAGATCAAAATGCAACGACACTTTGAAGAGGGAATGAAACTCTACAAAGAAATGCTTGATGCGTCGATTGCAAAGGAGTGTGCCCGGTTTGTGCTCCCACTCGCCTGTCCCACAAAAATTTACATGACCGGTTCTGTAAGGTCATGGATCCATTATATCGATTTGCGTTCTGCTAATGGTACACAGAAGGAGCACATGGATATTGCTTTGGGTGCAAAAGAGATCTTCTGCGAACAGTTTCCTGCCGTTGCAGAAGCAATGGAGTGGAATTCATAAATAAAGTTAAGTAAAGGAATTGATGTATGGCGACATACCCCGTTGTTCATAAAGAAACAGGCGAACAAAAAGAAGTTTCTATGAGTATCCTTGAATGGGATGCTTGGCGTAAGGATAATCCTGATTGGACTAGAGACTGGAGCGATCCATCCACCCTTCCCGGTGTCGGGGAGGTGGGAGATTTTAAGGATAAACTTAAAAAATCCCATCCTGGGTGGAATGATGTCTTGCATAAAGTATCAAAAGCACCTGGTTCCTATGTTCGTCCTACGTAATCTTTTCTATGCCCGCAAAAAGGAAGAATCAAACTCCCGTTCCATTTGGAATGTCCAATAGACAAATGAAAAGAAAGAAACCAATTAACACGGATTTGATGAAACCCATCGAACCGTTAACAGAAAATCAGCAAGAACTATTCCGCTGCTACAAGAACGATCAAAACATCGTTGCCTATGGTGCAGCAGGAACAGGTAAGACGTTTATCACGCTCTACAATGCCTTGAGAGACGTTCTTGACACCAAGACACCCTACGAGAAGATCTACATCGTCAGATCGCTTGTAGCAACCAGAGAGATC